AGCAGGTGCAGGTGTTGTTGCAGATTCTATCCCTGAATTAGAATATTTAGAAGTCCACAATAAACTCGCAGCCAATATTGCTACACTGAAAGATTTAGTGTAGCAAATTATTTTTTTCTTTTAATTTAATATTCCTTTTTATTATTTCTTTAGCAAAGATATGTCACAGTATCAGAAAACTAAAAATATACTTAAAATAGGAAATTGTATGAGAAAAATATTGGGGATTGCCTTACTCTTTTGTACCTTTGCATATGCCAGTACTACAGAAATGGAAAACTTTTCAAAAGCACAAAAGTTTTATGAACAAAAAGATTTTAACAACAGTTATCTTTTGCTCAAAGATTTAAACTTAAGTGCCAAAGAAGCCAATGACGAAACTTTGTCTAAACTTAACTTTTATTTAGGTCGAAGTGCTTTTGAATTAGGAAAATTTGAAGAAGCCTATTCTGCCTTTGAACGGGTTTTAATAATGCAACCAGAACACACACGTGCCAGACTTGAATATGCCCGAACACTGTATATGCTTAAAATGTATGAAGATGCAAAAATGGAATTCCAAAAAGTGAGAAACTCTAATATTCCTGAGCCCATTAAGCAAAATATTGACCTATTTTTAACTCAAATCGATAAGGCAACCCAACGGCATGCATTAAGTCAAGTTTTAATGTTTGGAATTCAACACGACAGTAATGTCAACAGTGTTTATGGCGAAGAGTATTTGCTACCAACTATTATAGGGAATATTCCTATTAACAGTGAGGAAAAAAGTGATCACTTTTTTGAACAACTTTATATGGCAAATCATCGGTATGATTTTGGCGACTTAGGAGCTTACAGTTGGGATACCACCTATTTACTCTATGCGCAACAATATGATAAAACACATCAAAAAAATATTGAGTTTACTTCTTTAACAACAGGACCCACATATGCTGCTGCTAAATACAGTTTTTCTCTTCCAATCAGTTATGAACGACTAAGATACGGATCATCAACATATTTACACGCGGGGTCTTTAGGCTTTAAATATACTCGTTTCTTAAATGATACCTTACTTTTAAATAATGGCTTTACCTATAAACTTGAACGAAATCTCATTCCAGGTAATGAAAAAAGTGATTCCAATACAAAAGATATTTCATTGGGTCTTTATAAAATTCTTACTGAAAACAGTGCACTTAATTCAACTATTACCTACGCTCAAGAGAGAAAAGACAACAGTGGAGTGGATGTCAATGTTGCCAAAGATAAATATGGATTTAACCTAACGTATACGTATATTTTTAATGCTTTATATAAAAGTTCTCTTTCCTATTTACATGAAAAGAATGACTACAAAGAAGAAAATACTCTTTTTAATTCAAAACGAGAAGATCTTATTAATAACATCACGGTTGGTTTAACCAGAACCTTATCCAAAAACTCTTCAATCAATGCCAAATATACACAGGCAAACACCAATTCAAACCAAGAAGAGTATGAATATGACAAAAATATTTATGGTTTGAACTACATGTACCAATTCTAGGAGTTTATGATGAAAAAGCTATTACTACTATTCTTAAGTGGATTTCTTTCTTTGGTGTTTGCCAATATTGGAAAAATCTCTGTATCCAAAGGAGATGTTACTGTTATTAGAAATAATACCAACCTCCAAGCTTCTAATAATTTTATCTTAGAAAAATCAGACCAAATTAAAACGGGTGTCGATGGTAAAGCTCAACTTATTTTTACGGATAACACACTTATTACTATTGGAGCTAAATCATTACTTAATGTGTAAAACGGTTTTTAAAATGATAGTATTTTGTGTTTAAAATGAAAGTCCAACCTTTAAAACGGGTCGGATACTTTCATTCTATGTGCAAAATCAAACACCGTTTAAATGGTATTTAATAGTTAGTTATAAAGACTTCTTGAACGCTTTTCTTAACCCCAGACACATTCGCACCAAGTGTATAATCAATCTCTTTGGTCTTTGTGATAGTGAACTCCTTATATAGCTCTCTAACCAGCTGACAATCATTATATGATACAAGAAACTTTCCTTTTGCTTTTGCCAGTGCGCTTGCAAGTTTCTCATGCTCTGCATGACCAAAGCCTCCAGTGTTCTTATAATATGACTCAGTGTCAACATAAGGCGGGTCGCAATAAAAGAAAGCGTCATCGCTGTCATAGGTTCGGATTAGCTCTTCAAAGCTCATATTCTCAATAGTAACCATCTTGAGACGAGAGCTCCACACCTGAAAGCTTTTATAAATGTTTTTAGGCTTTCTACTTTTGGCAGACATAGCAAAGTTATCTCCTTTTGAGCCAAAGCTTTGAGTCAACTGGTAGAAATAATAAGCCGCTCTCTCTATCTTATTGCGTGGGCGATAAAAGCCTTTTTTGATGCCATCGAATATAGCACGGCTTATAAGCATGTTATTGAGATAGAACGAGAGTGTTTGGGGCTGAGTTTGTATCATTCGGTGCAGATTGATAAGGTCTCCGTTGATGTCATTGACGACCTCTGCTTGCTTTGTTCCGGTAGGCTTTGGTTTTGCATAAAGAACATTTAATGCGCCTCCAAAGACTTCAACATATAGCCTATGATCCGGCATTGCTGCAACGATGTCTTTTGCAAGTTTCGACTTACCGCCGACCCAACCGAAAGGTGCCTTGAGTTGTTTATTTGTAGTGTTCATGTGTACTCCTCATTGATAAAGATTAACGGCGCAAATGCCGATATAGTCAAAGCAGCCATGAGGAGTTGAGGGTGTGGCTGCTTCTCGCTTAGTTAGTTTTCAAATTCTACGGATGTTTCCCAGCCACTTGACGAAAATGTGTGGCTCACGCTTTTTATGCTGTAAGTTTCATCGTCTTCACCTCCTAATGTATTTGATAGAGTTAACTTGCCTCCGGCATATATCTCAACGCCAGCACATGAGAATGAGCCTGATTTTATGCCTTGATTTGCTTTTTGAAGCTTCGCCTCTGCTTTTATCTTTGCGTCTGCTTTATCCTTGAAGCTTCCCTCGAGGACTAATTGAGGAGCACCTGAACCGACAACAACCTCCTTTTTTACATTGTCTTTTGTGTCGTGCCAAACAGCTTTGCAAGAGTAGTACAAAAGCTTATTTGAGTGCTTTATGGTAAGACCTGAGACTTTGTTTGCGTCAATAAAGAACTCAGGGAGCGCATCATTCTTTTTGCCGTCTTTTTGTTTCTTCAGAAAGACCAGGACATTATTTTTTATGCTAAAAATCGCATTAAGCTCTCCAGCGAGTCGCTTTAAAAAATGCAAGTCGCTTTCATTGTTTTGAGCCTGATGAGAGATGAAGACATCATCATAGTCACTATTAAGCGTAAGACCGTTGTGAGATGCTATTTGCTCGCACAAAGCCTTAACACTCATCTTCTCAAAGCTTCGACTCTTCTTTTGCTTTATAGAGTCACCAAAGTCCGCACCGGTTGCAGTTATTTTGAGTATATGGTTGTCGGTTCGCTCGCTGGTCTGCACCTTAAAGAGACCGCAATAAAAAACACCGCTTTCTTTGTAGCCAAGCCAAAGCTTGAGCTCATCTTGATACTTTGGACGCTGGAAGTCTCCATAAACATTGATTGTCAGCTCATCACTAACATTGCCGTCCTCATCTTTAAATTGTAAATCAATAAGGTTCTTGGCGATATGACCGGTAACATCGGTACCGTTTGCCTGAATGGCGAAAATTGGTGTCAATTCCATAGTGATTTAAGCTCTTTTACTTTGATTTGATTTTCTATTGTCGGGAGATAGACAATATCTCCAGCATCAAGTGTTGTCTTGCCGTATATATGTTTATTAACATCCATAACCGACTTAAAAACATCAAGCGTCTTGTAATTGTCATAAATGATTTTGTCTAATCTGTCGCCATCATTTGCTATATATCTAAGCATCGTAATACCTTGCCAGTGAGATTGAGACATCACGCTTGACAGCCTTGCCGTCTCGCACAAAATCTCTACTTGTAACCTGAATAGACTGCACCAATACATTTCCGATTACCTTGCCGTATCCAAGCACCATAAAAAGAGGCTTTTTCTCTTTTGCGGTCTGTATGAACTCATCAAGCACGCTTTGCTTTTGCATAATCAAAGAAGCCTTGAGCTCTATCGTTTCCGAATATTCATTGACAGACTGAAAAGCCGGTAGCGTTGCAAGACGATCAATCTTTTTCCAACCAAACTCAAGTGAGTATGAAAGTTCATCAAGCTGATGCTTCGTGAGCTCCAGCTGATACTCTCCTATCATTGCGTAAAACATCAAATCACCTCGTCTTCAAAACTTCTATTTTTTGCACTGTCTTTAATCCTTGAAAGAGCAACTCTAACCTGGTCTTCAAGATTGCTTTTTAACTGCCCGGCTTCGACCACTTTACCGTCAGTAGCTTTGACGATGATGTCTCCGGTGAAAGTGACATCAATTTTATACTGCTGTGGGGACTTTGACTCTTTAGCTGTTTGTGTAGCCGGTGCAATGTGAGTCTTAGGCATTACGGTACTTGCTGGCATACTTTGAGGTGCAGCAACGAGAGAGCCTCCGATCATAACAGCAGCCGCAGTTTTTTTGGCAGCAGATGAACCGCCTCCAGCACTTACCTCAGTGTTGTTTGCTGGTTTTATACTTTGTTTTTTCGGCTCTGATAGTGCGACCGGCTTAAATGCTGGCATAGCGGCTGGTTTATAGGTTTCATTGATTTTTACATCTTTCTTGAGGACTTCGTTATTCTGAGTGTTGTTTGTGAGCTTTACGGTTTTTTTCGTATCTTTATCATCCTCAAACCCTAAAAACCCAGCTACTTTTGAAAGTCCGCTCATAGCGTCAGACAGCATGTTTCCTACCCACGCAAATTTCTCACCAACCCATCCAAAGAATGCTCCAAAAGTATCATGCCAAAATGAGACAACCCCGTTAAAAATATTCCCGATGTAAGAGGCTACTTGATTAAATATTGTCGCAAAGAACTGAGCAACGCCGCCGATAACAAATCCCCATACTTGAACCACTGGATTAAATATTGTGCTTAAAACAGATGCCACTCCATTAAATACCGATGTAAAAAAATCACCGATAGGTCTGACAGTTTCAACGACCTTTGATTTAAAACTATCCCATATGCCACCCATCCAATTCACAAACTGACCGACATAAACTTTGATTTTGTCCCAATGCTCAACAACCAAGCCAAGTGCTACAAAAAGAGCTCCAATACCAGTTGCAATCAATGCGCCACGAATTGCAAACCCTAAAGCTCTCGTTGCAATCGCTGCTCTTGAAGCCCAAAGGCTTTGAGCAGTTAGTGCGAGTCTTGTTTTTACAAGTGATGCAGCCATTAAAATGTTTGATGTTGCAGCAGCTCTTGTTTGAGCACCAAATAAAGTTTGCGCAAAAGTCGCCGCATTTGTCGCAAGTGTTAACGCTGATGTTTTTGCGGATGTCAGCATCTTTGTGAGACTCAATCTGTTAAAAGCGAGCCTAAGACCATTTACGACCGGTATTTGAGCAAGCAATGAGCCCCTCAAAACAATTGTTGCCATTTGGAAAAGTGTTTTTGTTATCGTAGCAATTTTAATGACTGCGACAAGTCCAAAGAATCCCATTGCAACACCGCCGATAACAGAGCTAAGAACTGGAAATGTATTGATAAAACCATCAACGCCGTTTACCATCACGCCGATACCGCTTGCAAGTAAAGTCGCTGCCGGCATAAATATTTTGCCTATGCTCGCTCCGAGATTTCCAATTTGCTGACCAAGTAGTTCAAACCCCTTGCCTCTTTGCATTGCATCAGCCATTTGTTTTGTAATGCTGGTGCCTTTTTCCATCTCATCATTAATCTGTTTTTGGCTCGCTGTCAAATCTTTTGTTTTATCAATAAGAGCGGTCACGATCTTAACTGCTTCATCACTTCCAAAAGCTTCTTTGAGCTTGTCCATGTTTTCAACTTTTTGCAAGTCTCCAAACTTATCTTTTAAACTTTCAAGAATTTGAGACATAGGAAGCATCTTGCCCTCTGAGTCTGTCATTTGGACTCCGAGCTTCTCTTGAGCTTTTCCAACATTCATCAAGAACGCACGATAACTGGTTGCGGCTTCAGATGCAGAGTTAAACGCACCTTTGGCATTTCCTATAATAGAAAGCTGCTCAGAGAGACTAACGCCAAATTTTGTTGCGACTGCACCAAGAGTTGATAAGCCGGTACTTAAGTCAACACCATCCGTTCTAAATGCCATAACCGAGGTAGAGATTGCTGCACTGAATTTCTCACCAAAATCAAAGTCACTTTTAAACTGGTCTCTATAAATTCCATATCCAAGCGCAAAAAGCTTTGTCATTTCAGATGTTGAAGCTTTTGTCGCAGTAGCTGTCATCGCTGCTAAACTCGTAAACTTAGCAACACCCTCATCAGATAAAGAGGCTATACCGGATTTAATGTCGTAGCTTGCTTTGATAAAATCGCTTGTAGTTGTACCGGCAAACTGATTACTAAATTCTCGACCGGCTTTTGTGATTTTTTGGATACCGGCTTCGTTAATGCCAAGAGATGATATTTCGCCTTGAGCTTGCTCGACTTGCATTTGAGCCATAATGGGAGCCCTGATAACCATTGCAGTTCCAAGCACTCCCAAAATAGCGTTTTTCTGAGCCAAAAGCTCTTCTTTTTTGGTCTCAAATTTTAGCTGAATAATTGCATCTTTTTTGAGCTTTAGAAGCTCAGCATTAACTTTTCTAAGTTCAATTTTTGAAGATTCGGTGTCCATTTTACGAAGCTCAACCCTTTGAGAGTTGAGTCCGTTTATCTTTTCTTTAAGTCCACCTATGCTATTAATTGCGGTACCAATTGAGGATTTAAAAGATGATGAAACAGCTGCTCCAATTACGATACCAAGTCCCATCGCTTTCAATGACATCTCTTATCCTTTCTCTATTTTTAACCGTTTGTGTAAATATTTACTGGAGCGGAAATATAGATTACAACCTACCTTTTGCGCTCAGCTTTAGTCTTTTTTTCTTTATTCCGCTTTTTTATAAAATCATCAATACTCTTATAAAACGGTCTGTAAACAGCTAATAAAACACCTTTTGTCAACTGTTTAAACACCGTTTAAAGCGAGGGTTTATTTAACCCTCAGCTCTTCTTATCATCTCATCTTGAGCCATTTTATTAAGAACCACAAAGTCCGAAACAAACATCTCGAGAGAGTCGCAATACCCTTGATTAAACATATTGCCCAAAGAAGCTATGCCGATGAGCATGTCGCTCCACGGCACGCCAATTAAGCCAAAAAATCATGCAACTCTTTTTGTAGCTTTTTATAATCCGAGACTACAAGGTCATCAATCTCGTCAACCGACATACCACTTAAATTTGCAAGCAAGTGAACCTCTTTGTCCTCTTCGCTCACATGATGTGAAACCGCACGCATATCTCTTACCTTTGGCTCTCGCACCGTGATTTCTTTTCCGTTAATAGTAATTTTTTTCACTGTTTACTCCTTATAAAATGTTTTCTCGAAGCTCTTGCCACACATCTTTGCCGTCAATCTCACACACATAAGCGTCAAGGTCAATAAGCAGTTGAGTCGTGCCGTCCTCCTCAAGCTTATAGAATGAGCAAGCCAGCTCCATGCTAACCGCCGTCTCTTTGCCGTATTCAACCTTTGGAGACTCGAACTTCTTAATTTCTCCTCTGAAGGTTGATACATGAGAGAAGTTTCCTTTTTTGCCGGTGACATTCCATTTAACATAAATGCTTGTCTCTTCCGTCCCATGTTTGCCTAAGCTCTCGTAAAGAACCTTATTGTATTCGCTGAACTTTAGCTTTGTTGTCAACGCCTTGAGCATCAAAGTGTTAATGTCTCTTTTATAAACGCCGCCGTTCCCTTCAAATGTCTCGAACTCAATTGCCGGAAGCTCAACCTCTGAGGTTGTGCCGACAAAGCCCATTCCCTCAACATAAACTACCGCCCCGTTGATTGTTTGTGATTTTCTTACATCAGCCATGATCTACTCCTTTTATGAAATTTGTTTGATGAGAACATCAGCATATTTGTCAACATAGCTGAAGTTGACCTCAAGACGCTTAACGATAGGCATGTTTTGCATCTCAGCAACCATGTAAAACTTACCGGCTGTAATGTTCGCCCTGGTGTTCTTGTTTGGATCCCAGTACACATTGAAGCCGAGCAATACTTGAGAGCCTTTAAGAGCCAAGAGCATTTGTTCAACGGAGTCTTTTGCGCTTTTTAAAATGTCAGCTCGACGGTCAATCGCCCAAAACAATCCATCAAGAGCAGCCTCACATACACGGTCGAATACACGCACTCTTGTAAGGTCTTGCCAAATCGGGTCAATATCAGTCGTCTCGCCGCCCCATGCTCTGAAGCCTTGATAACGAATAAGCGTTGTTACCGCTTTGGTTCTCAAGCGATCAGCTTCACACTCTTGCCCTGGAGTAAACTCAACATCACGCTTTGTTCCACTGATGCCGTTTACAACTCTATTGGAGAAGCTGTCAGCCCATCCATACTCAACCTCGCTGTCAGTTCGTGCGATCATACCCGCTACCCTTGCAGACATAGGCTCATAAGCTGCTGCACTTGCAACCGTATCCCAAACCTTGACATAAGGGTCACAAATCAAAAGGCGTTTTGTGCCGTAATTTGCAATCTTAGTGTTTGCGTCAGCCTCATCGTCTGCATTTAGATCGATGATACCAGTTGCAAGAAGTCCATCTGCAACCGCTTTGAGTTCAGCATTAACATCAAGGTCATGTGAGAAATATGGAGCGATTAGTAAGTTTGGTTTAACTCCAAATCTTGCAGACGATTTTCTCAAAGCTCCGATTGCAGTGATGATGTCACTTTTAATCTCAGGCTCAGCGTAAAACTCTTCCGGCTCTCCAGCTGCTTTTTGTAGCGCAGTGATTTGAACGATTGAGAGAACAACCGGACAATTTACATTTTGATCCACGATAGCGTCAAGCGCATTTCGCACGGTTCCGAGGTTCCCACTGAATACTTCAAGAGCTTCGTCAGGACTTCCGTAATACAAAAGACCGCCGTTTTCTGTAAGCTCTGCAATGATTGCAGTATCAGCCGTATTATTTATGTCAAGTAACGCTGTTGCAGCGATACCGATTGGAGTCGAGCTTGCGATTTTAATTGGTCTCGCAGCGTTGACCGTTGTGGTGGTATTTACACCGTAATTTGATGACATGTTATCTCCTTTGAAGTAGTTTATAGAGTCTATTTGGGCTTATTCGCCCTGGATTAAACTCACCTAATTTGACGCAACCGGCGATTTGAAGTATTCGGC